ATGAGAAAAACTCGTCAATAAGTTGGCCGCCGCCATGAGACAAGATTTTCTCATTAAGCCCGCCGAGCGTGTCGTCGCCCTCAAACGCAAGGAACGCGTTGTACACACGTCCATCACGGGCGCTCGTGTACGTAAGCGATTTACCCTTGTTGCGTATGAGGCTCTGCACGGCTGCTTCCACCTTGCCCGGTTTCACTAAGAAAGTGAGCCAGGCAAGCAGGTTCTGCAGGAAGTTCCCGCTAGAAGTAATGCGGTCGCCCGACTCCCTCATGCTCCTGGGCATCTTGATCTTCATCCTGCAGCGAGCCCCCGCCGCGTCGATGTAGTTCATGACCCAGGTGCACGCTTTGGTGCGAGCAGCAATAACTCTGTAGCAAAATCCTGCGTTCTCCGAATTTAGGTCAAGGTGGTCCATGATATGTTTGAAAATGTCACACTCGGCCTGCTTAAGCTTGTCGTAAATGCCGAACTCAAACGCACTCAGGTCGTTTTCCACCTTGTACGTGTGATCGTCCATTTGGGTAAAGAGCTCATTCATTTTCTTGCTCTTTTCCTCATGTTTAATACAAGCATAAGGGAGGGTGTGAAACATAACATCCTCAAAAACTGCCGAGCCTTTCGCCATCCCCCAGACCCTTTCATCTCCGTGGTTTGCAATTGGCCTGGGTTTGGGTTTACCCGTGACCTCTTTCTTGCAAAACGCTGCGACGATGGTCGAATAAGGAATGGCCTCGTTGCTCTCAGCATTGAGCGCCTCGACCTCCATGCGTTCTTTTTGTTGTTCTGTTCTGTTCTTAGGCAGCACGTCGGCTGTTCTTGTCACGTACCTCTCCGACTTGAGCACACGTTGTTTCGTAAACATGTGCTTTTTCAATGCAGCAACAGCCTCGTCGAAGCTGCGTGCTTGATCTGGGCTCAAATCAGCCACTCCTACGCCCACGTTCCGCAAGGCCTCAGCGGAAACGAGGTTCTCAGGATCATTGCTGAATAAGAACTCTTCACATTCGGATGTCTTAGGAAATCGTGGGCGTGCGGTGCGCAACCCCACTTCTCCTGAGGCGGTACGGTTGTCCTGGATATGGTCGCCATGTTCACAAACGACAGTACTTGATTCCAGGAGGGACCCATCTGCGTGGGCGCCCATTTGTAGGTCCACTATTGTGGCTTTTTCGGCTGCGGCCTCCAGCTCATCTTTGGTCATCTCGGCTGCATTAGAGGGCCCCGAGGCATCCCCTGCACCACCTTCGTTGATGACAGTGCTTGGCGGTCGTTCGCGAACCCGCCTCCAAGCCAAATCTTTGCGAACTGGAGCCGCGCTGTAAAAAGCCCAACAAGTTACCGGTGACGGTGCGGAACACTCGATTTCATCAGTGATCGCGGCTGCCCCAACCGTGCATAAGGCATGCGCATATTCTGCGGCATGTTTTCCCTGTGCCATCAGATTGGCTATCTGCAATCTGTCGTTAGGAGGCTTGGTGCCGAAAATCGCAGTCGCACCAGCTTTGTTGACCAGGCTCGCTGCTGCAGCAACAATGTCTGTCGGCAAGCAAACTTTGACTGGTACAAAATCGGGTGGTGAGCAAATGCCAGCCTTGGAAATACCATGTTGGCATCGTCTGCAACTTGTAGGCACGAACATGCAACGCTGCATGTGCGGCTTATCGCCAACGGGCTCAGACAAATGAGCAAAAGCGTCACGGTAACAATTGATACACATTCCTGCCTGTGATTGACCAAGAATCTTAGTGAACATGATGACAGCGAATGCGTGTGCGAGTAGCCCACCCTCGGGTGTGTAGTTAGCACAATACTACAATTTCGGTTTCAAAGAGCGCGTCG